AAAGCCCTGCGCTGCTCGGAAGTCGGTCACGCCGAACAAGCCAGTGTTTGGAATTCGCGGGTCGTTCTTATTGGCATACTCGCCGATCTTGAATCCCATCTTGGCAGGACGATCTTGGGCTACCGCGGTGTCTAGCGTGCGCATCGGGGCACCCCGATATGCCATCTCAGGCTGACCAACGGCGCGAGAGTTACGGTGCTTTAACGCAAAGCCAAGCTCAGACTCCGGGGCCACGCCGGCGCTATAGACGCCATGCTCCTCGAGCACCCTGGGAAGCTGAAATGGCTCAGTGCTTTGTGCGATACCTGCCTTTGCCCGGTCGTACCAGGTTCCCATACGGTCAGGGTCGGCAATCTTCAAAGCCTGGACCGAATCCTCGAACTGCTGATCTAAAGACTTCCTCATGCCGCCTAAGGCCTGTGGGCTGCTGACAGTCCGAGGGGCGCCGACGTAACCGCCATACGGGTCTTGCTTTAAATGCTGGCCTGACCTAATGTCTCGCAACACAGCCTCTTCGCCTAATTCCTCTTGCATCTTGCGATAGAAGTCAGGCTGTACCGCTGAACGTTTGCCCTTAGACTCGCCCTTAACCTTTGGTTCAGCCTGCGCCTGCTTTTTAACTTTCTTCGTGAGCTCGGCCTCGCGCTTTTGTTTGTTGCCAAACATTTCAACGAGCTTAGACTCCTCGGGGGACAGCCCGGCAGACGCTACTGCCCTTGTTTCCTCAGCCGTTGGCGCAGCAGGGGCTGCCTTCTTGCCTTTGGCTGCCTTAGCCGCCGTAGCACCGACACCGCCGACTGGCTTAATGTTGCCAGTGAACCCTAACGCTAGTTCCTCGAGCTTGCGCTGCTGCTCTTCTGGGCTCTCTGTGGGCGACGGGAAGTATTGAGCGGCGATATCCCGCATGGCCTGCTCAGGGTCCGTAGCAAGCTTAGATAGGCGCTCCGATGTCCGGCCTAGTTGCTCGTCAATGAACGTCGGCTTAGCGATGGTGCCTGCCCGTGTCCGAGCCTGGCCGCCACCAGACATATGGGTTAGGCCGCCTTTTTTATAATTGTCGCTTGATTCTTGAGAATTTCTTTCTTTAAATCTTTTTGCAATCTCGGCTATACTTTCAGCCCCTACACTCGCTATTGCGTTTTTTTCTGTGTTTAAAACAGCGTTTTGAAGCTCGTCAAAGTTTCTGGCTTTTCGGTCTTGGCTACGCATTTTAATTAAATTTTCTTCAATTTTTTTAGCCACCGCCGCCCGTTCACCGGGCGCAGCTTTGTCAAGCATGTGTTCTTTAATTGCATTTGCAATTTTTTCGTTACGCTTTACATACTGCCCAATTTGTATATTATCTGTCACTGATTTTGCCGGTGTAGCTGCGCGTCCCATCGTCTTAGCGGCAAGCCCAGCAGCTTTTGCGGGACCAATTAGCATAAATTCTGGCGCTGAAGTTTCCAACGCCTGTTCGCGCTCTAGTTGACGACGATACGCTGGGTCTCGCATATCTTGCTGTGGCTTGTCCATTACCGAGCCACCTGTCTTCATGCTCATTGGGCTCACGAACGGGGCTACGTCAGCGAGTCCGAATCCCTTAGGGCCAGACACCTCACCGCCCTTGGCATATTCTGGCATCGGATATCGTAGTTCGCTAGGACCTGCAAAGGCTTCCTTACCTTTTGACTTGCGGCCTTCAGCGTGTTGCCGGGCTTTATTATAGATAGACTCAGTTGGGTTGCCACCAGCCAAAAGATGTTCAAGCTCTTCACGGGTTAGCGTTGGCACAATCAATGGGTGCTCACCAATACCTTCAGCCTCAGCGGAAAGCTCAGTCACCATCCCCTGCTTGCCGGACATGCTGCCAAAGAATCCCTTGCCCTTAGCTCCTTTCCCGCTATGACGTAAGCCATAAGGGGCTAAGCCCTCTTGTGACTCAATGTTTTTCAGACTTACCCCGCCCTTGGCCATGTTAGGCAGGTGGTTCCCAGCTCGATACCAATCGCGTAAGTCCATCGTCAGCTCCACATAGTAAGTCTGTCAATTATCATGGGGTCTCCGTTACCCGTCTACCGACTATGCGGCGTAAGGGTTAACACGCGTCGTCATCATGCCCGAGTCGATCAGGTCCTCTTCGTCATAGTCATCCCGCGGCGGGGCGTCGATCTCTAGCCAGCCTGCGTCACGCAGGTAACGTAAAGCCTGGGTACAGTTGTGCACTAAAATTCCATTTGCGTAGTAACAATGCTCATTTGCTACCGTTAGATCGTACACTTGCCGCATGGTATGGGTGTTCGTGACTGCTCTTACCAAGGCGGAACTTTGACTCGGCTGTTTGACAGCTTGAGCCACAAAGAACCTTCCGAGCAACTTTTGCAGTGCCTTGCTTGCCGCACCACTTACAATTGAAAGCCAACTCAGGATAAACCTTTGGCTTACTCCAAGCTTTTGCCAAAGACTCAGCGACATGCTTCTTATGCCAAGCCACACCTTCTGCTGAACTGTGCCATTTAGCGGCCTTACCCCTGATGCTTTCGAGGTGGCGTAGTTGCCTGTCTGATTTATTCCGTGCGGATAGCTCTGCTTTGTGCTCGTCCCTATGTTGTCTTGCTGGCAAACACTTGAGGTTTGCGATATCGTTGTTACCTGTGTCCCCGTCAATGTGGTGGACATGGTGGCCGGCTGGGATGACGCCGTTGTGGTGAATCCAGACATCCCTGTGAAGCCTTGCGCCAGACCTTGAAAAGTATCGGCGATGTGCCGCGCTGCTGCTTTCAGGGTAACGGTTATACCTTTTACCATTGAAGACAACTGTTTCGACAGCCACACCTTCTTTGCTTTTGAATACCATGATTCCTCCTGTTGATACGTATACACAGTATCTACGCTTGGTATCAGCTTGTCAATGTGTATCCATCCAGTGTTTGTCATCACGTTGTGGTTTCCAGTGCCGTACAACTTAGCGCCAGCATCAACCTCCCATATCTCTTTGACGCCGTTACTGAACACAGCCGTTACAGGCTGCGAACCATCGGGTGTAGCTACAATGTCGCCCACAACTACTGCGTCAATGCGTTTCGTTGTGCCGTCAGCCATTTGAATCAAAGTCTCGCCAACTAGGCACGCGTCCACATAATCATCGTGCGTGGCCTCTGGGAAGCTGCAGATCTGGCTGACAAACCCCTCTGCCCAGTCGCGCACGAAGCCCTTACGGACGCCACTCTCAGGGATCCAGACACGGCCCCTGGCTATGATGTTGGAGACAATGTTGAGCCGCTGCATCTTATCAGCGCGGCCAGGGTTGTAGGCGCGGACCGGCAGGTGGGCTCGTTGCAGGTCTTGTATAAGACTGATGCCGGCGCTCTTGTCCTCAACTAGGATCAGGTCAACCCGCTTCTTTTCTTTACCCTCACCGAATATCGTGTCGTACTCGTCGATGACTTTAGGACGTAGGTCTGGGTACTGCAGCCGGTCCTGCCAGGCGTCGATCACCATCACGGACATTGGACCGTCCAGCGGTTTAAACATGCCGAAGGTTATGCAGGCCGTCGGGTCGTTGACCGTCTTCTCTGTGTAGGCGCAGTCGTAGCTCTGAATGATGTACTCGAATTTGGGAAACTCACGGCCGTTTGGCCAGAGCTTGAACATCTCCCGCTTAACGATACCCGACTCCTCGGGATCCAGGATCTCGGCGTAGATCTCCTGCCGGCCAAGCTTCGTCCCCTCGTACTGCATGATCTGCTTCTGGAAGTTACTCGACAGGTTCGCTATGTTGTCGTAGGTTGATGCCGTTGTAACAACAACGTCGTCACCGTCACGGCCAATCAGGTCGATGATCAAGTCCTTCGGCCGCGGGGTCGTTGTGCAGATCAGCCTGGTATGCTTACCGAGTCGGACGCTAAAGTTGATCTGGTCCCATGCGGCGTCGAGGTAATCCCAGGCCGCCAGCTCGTCGCACCAGCCGCCGTGGAACTGTGGGCCGCGGAAGCGCTCAGGCTCACTCGCTGGGATCCCCTTGATGAGGGATCCGTTAATGAGCGTGATCTCGTGGAAGGCGCGGTTGTAGTCTTTAATGAGGATCGGGGGGATCACCGACATCAGGCCGCTATCCCCCTCAAAGCAGGTAGCCCTGACGTCAGCGCTCGTAGGCGCCCCGACTAACCATCTAGTGTTAGGTTCGGTCCAGGCCCACCAGGCAAGCTGCTCAGCCGCCGTGCGGGTCTTGCCGGCACCTCTCCCCGCCAATAAAAGCCAAACACTCCACCAGTCGCCGGTAGGTAATATCTGATGCCTGTGCGCCTTAGACAGCCACTGCATCCTCCAGCCATACGCCGCCCGTTGTGCCGGGGGCATTGCCATGAACTGACGACGAACCGTCTCGTCTTTCAGTATCTCGGCTAGGTCACTCATTTTTTCGGCTTCTGCAGTTGCTTCTGTAGCGCCATATTCTCTAGAACGCTATCGAAGACCTCAGTCCCCACCGTGACTGCTAATGGGTTATCCTTGTCACCACCGACCTTCAAGGCATCGCCGTACTTCTTTGGCTTGAGCTTGCTGGCTACCCACTTCCTGGCGTCAACGCGGTTCCGCTGCCAGGTTACCCAGCCAGAATCGGTGCGGCTAATCCCCTTCTCGTCAGTCACAGAGTCGGGCGTCTCATCAGCAATAGCTAGGATCTCGTCAGCTAAAGTGTCAGCCTGCTCCTCCCGTGCACGCGTATATTGCTCTGAAAAATCTGGCTTTTGTAGCAACCACAGGTACACCGAGCTCTGCGTCGGCATCCCCTCGTCCTTTGTAATGCTACGCAGCGACTCGCCGTTACTGATCCTAATTAGGATACTCGCAGCTAGTTCAGCGTTGTATATGCTGGGTCTTCCCATCTTGGCCATAGTGTGCTCCTTTGGTCGCAGTGTACTTACGCTTCTGGGGCTTGTCTATCTTCTATCCCGTGATGGGCTTCGATAGCTCGGGCGAACATGATAGGGAATATTTCCGGCGGGTAGGCTGCGAAGGTCTTCCAGGCTTCCATTGCGGCTATGTCGTATAGCTCTTGGATCTGGGCTTCTGTGAGTGGTTTCATCTCTTTCCCTTGTGAAGGTAATCGTTACTAGGCTCGGGCCTCCACCGTCACCTTTGGCTTGATCGTTAGTATCTTCCGGCCTGCGAAGGTCTCTATCGGCGCTAGGATGAAGCACTCTCGTGTCCCGCCCTGCTCCTTGTACGCCTTCACCGCTTCCCGTGCTGATTCTAACGTGGCATGGACCTTCTTAGGTCTTGCCATCCCTGCAACATACATCATATAAAAAGTGGCCATAAAAGTCCCATAGTTTACCCAAGGGTGATTAGCCAACCTCTTGCGAAGCCTAGCTAGTCTACCCTGCCCAACTAAGAGATCCTGTCTCATAGTCTAGCAACCCAAGATGGCAGCGATTCATCGATAAGAGGTTTGTCTCACCACTTGCCCTCTTATCTTGCGAAGTCCCTCACTGACAGGCTTCTCGGCTTGCTCCGGGGTGAATCGGCAGCCGGTGATTCTCGGGTTCAGTCCATGCAGACCATTACTAACGCGCCCTGACGGGTACGCGGCTCCAATAAAAAAGCCCTGATAAGTAGGCTTTAGGCTTGGTTTGCCGCTTATGAGAGTATGTCCAACCATATTCTCGAAGCTTTGACGAAGCCTGCCTTATCAGGGCATTCTCTCGTTGTATTGAACTACTGTTCGGCACCACCCAAACAGATGTGTGAATAATAATTGCCCAGACTAATACTGTCAAGTCCCCCGTCTTTCCGGGGTGTCAGGCCTGGCGAAACCGACCAAGGCAAACTCCAGACCACCGGTAGCCTTCAAGGCTCCCTTGTAGGATGCCTTGTAGGTTAAAGTAATGCAGCCAGTAGAAACAGCAGCACAATTGATATTGTTGCCACTACAACCTCCCACGGCTTAGGTTTGATTGTATCACTCGTCTTCATCATTTGTCTCCTTCGATGCCTTGTCAATGAGCCCCCTAATTTCGTCAATGCTCAAGTTCGTCGCGTCATAAATACTCAGGATGTGGGTTGGGTTAACAATTGCGTTACGGTGCCTAATCTTGCTAATCGTAGAACGTGGCATATCTAACAGCTCTACTAGGTCCCGGTCGCCATCTGCCCAACGGTTCTCAATCAAATAGTCCAGCAGTGCATGACGCTTCATAGTTTTTTACCTTACAATTAATTTACTAGGTAGTTAATTGGTCTGGCTACCTAGTGGTCACAGGGAAACCGGCCTGAGGCTAGGCCGTTAGTACCCGTTCTTATCCTTTAGCGCATTATCAATCCACTCATCTAACAGGTCATGCAACTGCTTACGGTGCATCCCCCCGACTGTGCTGTCTATAGTCTTCAGCGGGTTTGTCAGGTCTATTGCAAACGCTTTTCCAGTTTTGACTTTGTACTCGTCATCCACTCTGGTGACTTCATAAATAAGCCCGTCCCGACAGATGCTGCATATATTTTTATCCACTGTTCTTCTCCTTTAGCTTGGCTTCAATGGCGCGAGAAAAAGACAATTTATCTTTCCATGCTGCGTCAATATCTTCATCCGTCAGCCCCTGCCATTCGCGTTCAGGCTGCGCTAGTGCTGCGCGTAGTTTTAAAATCGCTTCAACGCAATCAATTCCATCTTCATCGCGCACATCAATAAGATTATCAAGCGCAAGCTGCATTACTTCTTTGTCAGTCATGAGTTCCTTCCCCTTATCTCAACCATAGCCTCGTCAAGGGCATTCTGAAGAACATCTTTCTCATCTTGCGTCATGGCCACCCCTCTTGCGCGGATAGCTGCGGCACAATCCTCTGCATCGGGCGGCCTAAAATCACTTTTATCTTCAGAGTCCAACCATTTGTTCCACATTTGAAAACACAACTTCGCACATTCTTCGCGCTCTTCTGCTGCAACGTCATACTCATAAGCAGTCCAATACGCCGCACCGTGCGCTTGACGCTGGCGCTCTGCTGTTAATACTAACGCTGTAAACAACTCTAGTGATTGCCATTGATCCTCTGTCGCGTCGCAGCCTGGCGGCATAACCCCAGCGTCCTGGGCCCACTTAACAATGTTATTTCGCGTCATTCTTATCCCCCCTCATTCTGATTTCTTCTGCAGCAGACTCAAAGGCCGCCGCTACCGTCTCGCTGTGCCATTTAGCTAGGGCCTCGCATAGCTTCGCGCAGGCCTCACGCTCAGCCTTAACGCTGGCCTCAATTGCTAGTTGGATAATGTCTTTAGAGGCTGTCATGGTCCCTCCCACGAATGGCGTCAGCAAGGTTCCCGTAAGCAACGCGCATCTGCTTACTCGGGGCGTAGTCAAAGTAAT